TAAATTTAATTGGCGTAACCAAACCTAGTGCTATTACAGATTGCCATACCCCAGGCGATCTAGTTGCATATGCTGCACGAGTTAGCAACCCGGCTAATCAAAGTAATACACAAACTGCTCCTAAGCTACTAAAGTATCTTATTAAGCACAAGCACTGGAGTCCATTTGAGATGGTGCATATCACAATGGAAATCAAGACCACACGTGATATTGCTCGTCAGATTCTACGCCATCGTAGCTTTGCCTTCCAAGAATTCAGTCAGCGTTATGCTGTAGCAGAGAACGTAGGCTGTAAGCGCGAAGCACGTCTACAAGACGAAAAGAATCGTCAGAACTCTGTTGAAGTAAATGATCCAGAACTACAAGAAAGCTGGAACATGGAACAGGCTAAGGTTCGCAATGCTGCAATGGCTGCATATAAGTGGGCATTGGATCAGGGTATTGCTAAAGAGCAGGCTCGTGCAGTACTACCAGAAGGCTTAACTGAAAGTACACTTTACATGGCCGGTAGCTTGCGTAGTTGGATTCACTACATCGACCTACGTGCTGCAAACGGCACACAAAAAGAACACATGATTATTGCAGAGCAGTGCAAGAAGATTGTGCTAGAACATTTTCCGATGCTAGACGAGTATTGGTCAAGCAATGAAGATTGATTTTGACGTAGATATTGATATGGCTAACCGTGAGGACTTCTTGCGGTTAGTTAATCACACGCCTGCGAGTATCAAGCAGGATGATGGTACTTACGTTAAACACAATACCGGTGTATACTTCCAAACTATTCCAACCTTTCCTTTAGAAAGTTTTAGCAGCATTGACTATGAAACAGCGGAAGAAGATGGGTGGTTTAAAGTAGACATCCTAAACAATGGCATTTATAAAGATGTGAAAGATGAAGCGCATCTTACTCGGTTAATGAATACCGAGCCACTTTGGGACTTGCTAGAACACGAAGAATTTGTAAGCCAGTTATTTCATGTTAGCAACTATGCTAAAATTCTAGCCCAGTACAAGCCCACAAGCGTTGAGCAGTTAGCTATGATTCTAGCTATCATTCGCCCTGGTAAAAAGCATCTAGTGGGTAAGAGCTGGAATGAAATTGCTGCTACAGTTTGGGACAAGCCCGCAGATGGCAGTTACTACTTTAAGCACAGCCACGCTGTGGCTTATGCAGTAGCGATTGTTGTACAAATGAATTTAATTTGCGACAAAGCGCACTCTGTGTACGCTTAAGGTGTTTTACGTATAAGTTGTATACTACGGCGTTTGATTCGTTTTTTAAGAAGATTTTGTAAACTTGTAACCGGTCCAAACAGTATTTCTACGTCTTTCATTACAAATGTTCTTAAACAGCCCCTAAAGGCCTTCATTTCGTGATGCAAAAATACATCAATGGGCAGCATACGGTTGCTTTCCCACCACCACATATCACCTAATTCTAAAAATTCTCTTTTAAGCTCTGTTGTTGGGATAAGTTCGACGTCATAAAACGTTATGATACTGTTGTCATGATTTACAACAATACCTACATAATCTTTTTCTAAATAATGAAGCCCTGTTAGAAATTCTAATTGTGAGTAATCTTCTTCTTGCATGTCTTGATATTTATTAACTACCGCTATAATTTACATTCTTATTGGAAACACTTATTAGATAAATAGTAGTATGAACAGCAATTTTAAGCTATATCTATACGATACTACTATAGATTTGGTAGTGTCAGCAAACAGTATTTATGTGGATAACAAGCCTATGAACAACAGAATTTTGAGCGCACACAAGGGTGTTAACAACGAGATCTACTTTAATATTAGGGATCGCGACAGGAAGCTACAAAACGTATTCAGTGATGTTCTTAGAGTGTACCTAATTGAGCCTGATACGAAAAGACGTATTTTAACTAAAACCTTAGAAAACACCTCAGACGTAGGTATAGTAAAGCTAGTTCTAACAGATGGCGACTTGGTTAACGTTGATCCCGGCCTTTATCAGATCCACATTACTAGATCTACACAAGAAAATATAGATTTACCGGTATATGTAGATCAAAACAACAATGTACGTTTAGATATCAGAATTACTGATCAAAGCAGTGTTGAGCCAGTTGCTACACAGCAAGAAACTGTTTTCACCCAAACTGCAAACACAATGCTAGGAGACAGCGCAAATATTTTTGTAAGCAGCGCACTATATGGTAACCTAGAAAAGAACTTCGTAGATTCGCAACATACAATCGGAATCTACACAACTTCTTATACTGGAAATATTACTATCCAAGGTAGCTGCATTATTGGCGTTCCTGATATTGACGATATGAGCAAAGATTGGTTCAACATTGACACTGTTAGCTTAACCGATAGCACTACAATTACTCATCGCACGTTTAAAGTTAATGCAAACTGGATAAGAATCGTGCATACTCCAGATTCCGGTACAGTGGATAAACTGGTATTACGAAACTAATACTTGACAATAAATTAAAATCGCGTATAATACAACTATGGATCTAGACTCTGTAGTTGAAAGTACACATCGGTTGGTGTTGGATCACCTTCCTATTCGTACGACAAAAACGCCTAGTGGTTGGATTACGTTTGATTGCCCAATGTGCAACGACAAGCGTAAGCGAGCCGGAGTCATTACTAAATCTGCAAAACTAAGCTACCATTGCTTCAATTGCGGATACACAACAGGCTGGAGTCCTAATCCTTATATCGGCCAAAAGTACAAGGATCTTGCTACTCGATTGGGCGCACCCGATGATGCGATCCACAAGGTTCAGATTGAGTTACTCAAGTTTAAAGAAGATCTTGAGGGACTCGAAGATAATGATTACGTTTATAACTTTTCTAAGTTTGAGGTCGTAGAGCTACCTGAAAATGTAATGCTAGTTGATGATCTACCTGATGATCATGAAGTAAAACTTTACGCTAAACAACGAGGACTAGAGGGCCTATATACACTGTTGTATTTTCCAGAAGACCCTCTTTATGCAAAACGTTTAGTTGTGCCTTTTACATTTAACGGCGACATTGTAGGCTGGACTGCACGACATATAAATCCGCCTGATAAGAAGACTCCAAAATATCTGCATAAGATGAGTCCTGGCTTTGTATTTAATATTGATCGTTTTGCAGACAGCGAGCGAGAAATTGTTATTGTAGTTGAGGGCGTTTTTGATGCTATTGCGATTGACGGGGTAGCGGTATTAGGTAATCACGTTACACCAGAACAAGCCCACTTGATTGAAAAGTTAGGCAAGAGAGTCATATTGTGTCCTGATAGAGACACCCCAGGCAAAGAGCTAATTGAGGAAGCATTGGCTTTAGACTGGGAAGTAAGTTTTCCTCCATGGCATAAAGACATTAAAGATGCGGCTGATGCAGTAGCTAAATACGGACGGCTTGCTACTATTGCTAGTATTATTAAACATGCAACAGACAACAAGATCAAAGCGCAAGTGAAGGCAAAGATGCTATGAAATTGTTTGTTAATGGGTGCAGTTTCACCCACGGCCACAAAGATTGGCTAGCTAATAAGACAGCACCTAGTTGGGTTTGGCCAAGTCTGATTTCTGATAATTTTGATGATTATGTAAATCTCGCATGGCAAGGCGGTAGTAATCAACGAATTTTTAGAACTACTTTAGATTTTTTTGATAACATAGCCGATACAAGCGAATGGTTAGCGATTATACAATGGACTAACCCTCATGCTAGAGATGAACTATATGATCTAGAATCAAATACTTACTATGGATATCTTGCAAGTAGTAACGAGCCAGTTTTAGACCATGACGCTTATACAAAGTTAATGAAGGTGCCTAAGAAATTTTATCGCAACATAGAACTGCATAAAATTGCTACACTTGTGAAAACGCCAGTAGAAGTTAATCACTATTTTATTCAACAGAACTTTGTTCTGTCAGAATTCTTTAAAAGAAAAGTTATTAAATTTTTATTTGTTGGAGTTTCTGCCCACGCTGTCATTTCACCGGAAACTACTCATCCTTTAGCTAAACTGTTGCCCTATGATTATATGTTGCAAACACCAATAAGCTATTTTGTAAATAACGAGACTACGGACTTAGTTGAGAGCGAGATAGACAATCATCCTAATAAAGCGGGACATCAAGTGTTAGCGAATTATATAGCTGACGAACTTAAACGTAGAAACTACCTATGAAAAATGAGTATGTAAAGGTGGCATATGAAGTTATTTGCTAACGGTTGTAGCTTTACTCAAGGTCACAAGGACTGGGGTGATAATGATGCACCTACACCATGGGCTTGGCCTGGAGCAATGTCTCATATGTTTGACGAAACCGTTAACTTAGGTTGGTCTGGTGGAAGTAATGAGCGTATTCTTAGAACAACATTAGAATTTTTTGATAAAATTAAAAACAAGTCTGAGTGGATTGCAGTGTTGCAATGGACTGATTGTTATTCGAGGCATGAGCTTTACGATGAAGAAACTGATACATATTTTGGATATATGGCAGGGAATGAACTAGCGCCAGTGCTTGATAAGTCTGCAAATAGAAAATTTATAAATATACCGGCTCACATAAATCGTGCAGTTGAACTATACCATAAGACAAGTTTTACAAAGTCACGTTACTCTATGCAAGTTCGATTGTTAGAGCAACAGTTTATGTTAAGTGAATATTTTAAAAAGAATAATATTAAATTTTTGTTTACAGGAATGTCGTATTCGTCTATGGTAGAAAAAGATCTTACCCACCCACTAATGCGATACCTTCCACATGAAAATATTTTATTACCATTTTCATATATGATAAACGATCAGGTACATTTACGTGAAAGTGACAATGACTTCCATCCTAATAAAGCAGGGCATCAAGTGCTAGCGAACTATATAACTAATGAACTTAAGGCGAGAAACTATCTATGAGTGATGTAAAAGAATATACTGAAGAAGTACAAGAACTATTTCTGCGTTTCCTAATCAGTGACCCCGATTTGTTTGCTCGCTGTCAGAACATTGTAAAGAGTGAGTTCTTCAATCGTAAGTTTAAGAATACAGTTGATCTGCTAGTAAGTCATAGCACAAATTATAACAGCATTCCTACTATTGACCAGATCAATGCTATTGGCGGACTACATCTAGAGCCGATTGAAAATGTTACACCGGAACATCAAAACTGGTTTATGGATGAGTTTGAGACTTTCTGTAGACACAAGGCACTTGAGAAAGCAATCATTGAAAGCACTGACTTACTGGAAAAGCAGCGTTACGGTGAAGTTGAAACTAAGATTAAAGCTGCTACGCAGATGGGCCTAGTCAAGGATCTAGGTTTAGACTACTTTGACAATCCTAAGGAACGACTTGAGTGGATTAAAAACCAAGCCGGTGCAATCAGCAGTGGTTGGAAAGGCATTGACCAAAAGCTATACGGCGGACTTAACCGTGGCGAGATTACAATCTTTGCTGGCGGCTCTGGCGCAGGTAAGAGCTTGTTCTTGCAGAACTTTGGTGTTAACTGGAGTCTAGCAGGACTTAACGTTGTTTACATTTCGCTAGAACTTAGTGAGCAGCTAATTAGTATGCGACTAGACAGTATGGTATCTGGATACGCTGCTAAGGAAATTATGCGTAACCTCGATGATGTTGACCTTAAAGTTCGTATGAAGGGCAAAGCAGCAGGTAAATTCCGTGTTAAGCAAATGCCTAGCGGCATTAACGCAAATGATATTCGTGCATTCTTGCGTGAGTACGAGATCCAGACTAACGTTAAAGTAGATGCACTACTAGTTGACTACTTGGATCTTATGATGCCTATTGCTGCAAAGATCAGTGCAGAGAACTTGTTCGTTAAGGACAAGTATGTGTCGGAAGAGTTACGTAACTTGGCTGTAGAGCGCAACATGCTGTTAGTAACAGCAAGCCAGTTGAACCGTGCTGCGGTTGAGGAGATTGAATTTGATCACAGCCATATTGCAGGTGGTATTTCAAAGATTAATACTGCGGATAACGTTGTGGGCATTTTTACTAGCAATGCTATGCGTGAGCGTGGACGTTACCAGATTCAGTTTATGAAAACACGTTCTAGTAGCGGTGTAGGGAGTAAAGTAGACCTTAAGTTTAACCCTGATACCCTGCGAATTGAGGATCTAGAAGAAGGTGATGAGGACGCACAGACAGTCACTAGCGCAGGCTTGCTAGAGCAGCTAAAGCGTAATGGCGCTATTAAGGCAGAAGAACCTGATGCTGCTAACACCGTTAATGAAAGCCTTCAGCTCATGAACTTCCTAAAAGCTAAGAAGTGATAAATACTTACATTACAGCTTAAGGGAAAGAAATGTCCAAGTACCGCAGTATTATCGAAGAACTTAATCAAATTTCTATAGACCGCGACCGTAATCACGTAGTTGAAAATCGCGGCGAGCATGTTATTAGAAGTGCGATTAATCTTATTGAACAAATTGAGCGTTACTATGATGCTGAAACAGCTAAAGATTTAACAAATCGTTTAGTTAACAGCATCAAGGGCAAGGATAGCACAAAATTTTCCCGAGGCATTAAAAAAATTATAAAAGAAAGCCAAGGGGACGACGATGCGTCTGTATGAAATTGATCAAGAGTTTGATTTAAACAAAGCGACCAAAAAACGACTTACTACAGGTGGTCCACTTTTTACTTGGGATCCTGCAAAGAAGCAATGGTTAAATCCTGACAAAACTCAAGTGTCAGCAGATGTGCATTTTGATTTAATGAAATCTGTAGGTTTAGACCCCCGAGGTAATAAACTTAAGACTGGTGTTATTGATAAGATTAAAGGCGCATGGACTAAAAGCGGCGCTGGAATTGATCCTAAAGCTAGTGCATTAGGCAAAGTAATGGGCCGTGTAGGCGGCGCCATTGGTAATATGATTGGTAAGGCTGTCCGTCCTAAAGACGCTGATGGCGATGGCCAACCAGATGCACAGCCAACAACCCCCCAAGCGCCTAACACCTCTGGCGCACAAGGTGCCCTAAGTGGTAATCAAGCAGTACAAGATCTTAACAAATATGTTAAAGGTGTTGCTGCACAACTAACTAAACCTGGCACTGATAAAGTTGCTCTTACTAAAGAGCTTGTGAACTTTATGGCTGACAGAAAAGGCAGCACTGAATGGGAAAACGCAAGTACTTCTATTAAGGCAGTATTAAAACGTGCCGGTCTCGATCCAAAGTTTGCTGACGTTGCATTGAAAAAGATTCAAGCAGGGCAGACTATGGAATCTCTCCAGATGATGTTTATTAATTCTTTACTAGAGGAATTAGATTTAACATTTGATGATCTAGGGTTAGCAGAGTCAGTGGTTGAGACTGAAGGCGTTAAGCATTATATTGTTGAAGATTCGGAACTAGTGAAGTTACGAAAACTAGCAGGTATCTAAGATGCGTTTTATTGAAATTTCAAAACCACTAGTAACAAGTATTATTAGTGAAAGTCTTTTTGAAGCTAAAGAAGGCAAGAACACTCACCTTGAGCACCTAGAAGATAATATCTTTAATAAAGGGTTTGCTGGAGCAAAAGAAGCTATCAATTATCTTTACAGCCTGCACGAAATGCTACAAGGTCATGCTAAAGCACCTGTTAGTGTTACTACTAAGTGGGACGGTGCCCCAGCCGTAGTTGCTGGTCGTGATCCTGCTACTGGTAAATTCTTTGTTGGTACTAAAGGTGTGTTCGCACAAGATCCAAAGATGAACTTTAGTGTTGCAGATATTAAAAAGAATCACGAAGCAGAAGGCCTACAAGTTAAGTTAATTGCTGCATTAACATATCTTAGCAAACTAAACTGGACTACAGTTGCACAAGGTGACTTACTATTCACTAAAGGCGATATTAAAACTGCAACAGTTGACGGCGAAAACTATATTGTATTCAAACCAAATACTATTACATATGCTGTACCAGCAGACAGTGAACTAGCTAAACAAATGCTAGCGGCAGAAATTGGTATTGTTTTCCATACTGAATATGTTGGCGGCCCAACTCTAGCTGACACAAAAGCTAAGTTTGGTTTTGACAGTAGCGACTTAGGCCAAACACCTAGCGTGTGGTATCGAGATGCTACTATTAAAGATCTCAGCGGTACTGTTACACTTACCCAAGAAGAAAGCAACAACATCATGAGTGCTATTGCAGAAGCAGATCATCACTTAAAGAATATTGATGCTAACACTTTTGCTTGGTTAGAGCGCGGCACTGATGTTATTGGTAAAGACTTTGTTGTACAGTTAAAAGCACATGCTAATAATCAAGTACGTCAAGGTGCCTTTGATAACCCTACAAAATTTGCTCAAGGCTTTGTGCAAAAGTATATTGACTATATGACAAAGAATATTGCAAAGTACAAAACACCTGCCAAGCAAGACGAGCAACGTGCTAAAATGGTACAGGGTGTTAAGTTCATTAAGGAACATGTACCGCAGATTGTATCAGTATACGATCTATACCTAAAGATTATTGAAGCGAAGATTAGACTTCTTAAGAAGCTATCTGAAATTAGACAGATCCCAACATTTATTGAAACACCTAACGGATATGAAGTCACAGGCGAAGAAGGGTTTGTTGCTGTTGACCGTTTAGGTAATGCACTCAAACTAGTTGACCGTTTAGAGTTTAGTAGACTAAACTTTGGAAGTGGTAAACCCGGGAGCAAGTAATGGACTTGCAGTTCATTGATGTAGAGTTAAGCGAAAGTAGACTCTATAGAACAACACGAAACTTTGGTAAGTTTAGCGGTCCTGACATTGTTGACCTATTGTATCTTAATACTTTAATAACTTATATGTTAACCAAAGATGACGCTCAACGCGACTATGCCTTAAGTTATCTAGGTAAAACAACTCAATACGGAAACTACGCCTTATTTAGAACCCATGCAACTGATTTGTACTTATTAGCATATCAAGTTGCCCACCCTAAAAATAAAGCAGTTGATTTAGCTAATCAACTTCTTAGTGGTACATTTTTTGATAACATTCGTTTTGACGACAGAGACCACTGGAAGTTTTTAAGAGAACTAGTTAGTATGGAAAGCACTGCTAGTGGCAGAGCTACATCATTTTTCTATAGACTAGAACAGCAATTAAAGATTGCAAACCCTCGCTATAAGCAGTTACGTCGACTAGTGCTAGACTGGCCTAACTTAAAATACATTCAACGTCAAATGGTAGTTGCTAATTTTGCAAACGAATTGAGGAAAAAAGGCGTCGGTAGCGAATTGCTGGATAACTTAAACACTATGCTTAAGTATAGAGAATATAACGTAGCGCCTGACGTAGCAGAACCCGGTTTAGGAACAAAACTAGTAGGTGCTGCCGCAGGTGCAGTAGCGGGTAGATCTATCGCTAGTAAAGTTGCTACAGCGTTGGGCAAGGACGAAGATAAATATAAAAGAGCAGGAACCGGTATAGGTGCTATAGCTGGTTATTGGGCATCAGGTAGAAAAAAAATATCATGAAGATAGTTGAAATTTGTGAAGGGTTAGATCAGAAAGAAGCAGACGAAGTGCTAAAAGCATTAGTTGCGTCGGGCGACCCTTCAGCAAAATATTTTCAACAGACAAGATATAATCCTGTCCATACTACAATTGACAGCGCACAACGAGCAGCAGAACGTATGTGGCATAACGAGCAGCGTAAAAAAGAACGCCAACAAGCAGCTCAAGTAAGTTCAGACGATAAACCTAAATTTAAATCTAATCCAAAAAAAGAAATTGACCGTCCTGCTAAAAAAGAACGAGAACCTGCAGATTGGGGAGATCGTTTTTACGGCAACCAACACACTGGTAGTTTAGGGCGTAATGCTAGCTTAGATATAGACTTTGACCAAAAAGGATTACAAACTATTGGCAAAGGAATTAATGCTGTTAAAAAGGCATTTAAGCCTGTTAGCAGTATTGCTAAAGCGTTTAGTGCAGGTATGCAAAAAGCGCCTAGTAAGAAATAAAATACCAATTTTTGATAAATAAAGTTATAGTCGTATTAACGGCAAAACAATTAGGAGAACAAGATGGCTCAGACAAGAGTAAACGGCGCAGCCGCAGAAGGTCAGTTTCTAACTGGTAAACTAACATGGTTCGTAATTGACGAAGTAGATGGTGCAGCTAATATTGCAAACTTTGGTTTCACAGCTGGTGCAGCAGACCCAGGTGAGAAGGTACTAAATGCAGTTGCAACAGTAGCTAACCCAGTTGTTATTGAAAGCGCAAACGCTCGTGTAATGTACCTTGCTACAGAAGTTAACGGCATTACAGCAGCAGCTCTACAGACAGCAGTCCGTGCAGCAGGCTTTGCTAACGCAACAGTTGCTTCAGGTACAATCATTGTAGCTTAATAAGTTTTTAAAACTTGTGAAAAAGCCCTCGCTAGTCGGGGGCTTTTTTTTGGATAAATTTTTTATCAAAGGATAATCTCGATGTTTAGATAAATAGTATAAAGACAGGAGACACAGATGGCAATTGGCACAAGAAGCGGTGTAATGGGTAGCGCAGAAGTTGTTACCGGTAACATTGAGTTTTACACATTATACACTACAATTGACATTACTAGAACAGGTAATTACAGCGACAACAGTCAAAAAGATTTTGAAAGTGTTGTTCAAGTAATTGGTTTACGAGCTATGCCAATTATGATGAACGAACCAGTAGAACTTGATGGCGCTGGTACTAATGTTCTAGAAAATTATGGTGCACCAACACTAACTGGTGCAGGTTGGATTTACAAGTTTGCGTTCGAGCGAGCAGCAGTACACAGTATACAGACCTTAACAGATGAACTACATGGCATTGTGTTAAACGGTGGAACTATTGACACTAAGAACACAGTAAACATGGAATTTACTAAACAGGATCTATTATAATGGCAGACAAAGACCCAAAAGAAAAGCCACAAGTGTACTTAGAAACAGGAAACTTGGAAGCACATATCATTGCAGACATGTTACGTATTGAGAATATCACTACGGAACTCAGAGATTTCAAGCAAGGCACTGAAAAGCGTTTAGACAAGCTAGAGAACTGGATTGTCGGTATTGTTGGTATTACTGTTACTACACTGTTAAGTGTTGTAGTTGCAATCGTTATTAACGTCATAGGAAAATAATGTTAATAGAAGAATTTGAAACTATTACTGAAACTAGAATGGTTTGGCGCAAAGTGGGCAATTCTATCCGTCGTGCTGTTCGTTGCACTAGTGGCCGCAGAGCCGGCCGAGTCGTCGGTAATGCAAGCCAATGCAGTGCTCCAGTAGATGTAAAAAAGCGTATTACTTTGAATAAAACTAGAGCAAAACTTGGTAAAAAAATGTCTGCTAAAGCACGTAGAACAAAACGTGTCAATCCCGTAAGTAAGCGTGTAGCAAAATTAAATAAGAAGGTTTAAAAATGAAGTTCACTGATGTTAGAACATTAAATGCATTTTTGAAAGAATACGGAATGGATTCTGGGGCTGCTACTTACGGTTCTAACAAAAGTTCTGTTGCTGCACCTACTAGCACTAAGTCGAGCATAACTGCTCCTAGTGCAAGCCCTACTACTAAGAAGGCTAGCCAAAGTCCAACAACTACCGGAACTACTAAAAAAGAAACCCCAAAAATTTTAGCAGTTAGAGCAAGTGATGTTCCTGCTGACGCAATTGTAAAAGACATTAAAGATAAGCCAATGGGTAAAGTTGTAAGCCGTGTCGGTGATAAACCTAAAGCTGATGCTCTTGTTGTTGATACTGGCAAAGGTGGGAAGCTAAAGTATCAAGTACTTGATAAAAATCAAAAAGTGTTTATTGATAATCCTGAATACCAAGAAGAAAGCAAAGCTACTAAGCTACTTTCAAAGCTAAAAATTAAAAGCAAAAAAGTACGTTCAATTAAAAAGATCCTACGTAACAGCAAGTTCAACGAACAAAAAGAAATTGTTTTTGAAATTAACTTCAATGACCCTAAACTAGCTAAGGGCGCATTATCTTCTCCTATCAGTTGTGGGTTTGAAGCTGAAACAACATGGCCTAGCTTAGATGCTAGCGACGACGATACGGACTTCCTAGATGGTATGACCTGGGATGATGTTTCCGACATGATTTACGATCAAGAAGGTTCGCGCTCTGTACGTAATGTTGAAGAAGCGTTTAGCGAATGGTTAATGGACAGCGACTTTTTCTATGAAATAGAAAGCGAAGTTATTCGCGACTTAGTCAACGACCGTAGAAATGATATGACTTACATAACAGATTATGCATATCAAGAACTAGGCGCAGACGAAGTAGAAGATTTTAAAAACGAGACCCTAGCAGATCTTAGTGCAGATGAAAAAGCTGAGTATGAAGATTGGGGCGAAGATGACTGGGCTGAGAAGCTAATCAAAGACAAGTATGAAGATGAGTTTGACGAATGGCTAGCAGATAAAATTCGTGAAGACGGCGACGCACAAGATGCTACATGGGATCGAATTAATAGCGAAGTTAGCATTGATGACTGGATGAGTCGCGAATACGGTGATTGGTATAGGCTATTACGAGATTTAGATATCTACTTAGTAAGCTCGAGCGGCGATGCTGGTGTTGAAGCTGTGGCGAGCGAATTAGAACCTTGGGCTGAGAAAAACAGTTTTAGTAAAGATGTGCGTTCAGGTGCTTACCACGCAGGCAAGAGTGTTGACAACGACTATTGGCGTGTGGAAGAAGACAGCAGTATTGAAGCTGATGGCGCTGCCGCCGAAATCATTAGTCCGGTATATGAAACACCTCAGCAAATGATGTCTGAGATGAAAGCATTGTTTGACTTCTTTGTAAAGAGCGATGTTGAAACAAACGAAACAACCGGCTTGCACGTTACAATGAGTTGGAATGGTGAGCAGACTGAAGCTAACAAATTAAAAATGGCTGTGCTACTTGGCGACAAATATCTACTGTCATTATTTGACAGAGAAGACAATCACTATACAAAGAGTCAGATTGATAGTATTCGCAGAGGTATGAATACATTAATGAAAAACCCTGCGGACCTAAAAACATTATCAGCAATAGAAGAAATTCTTAGCTCAAACATAAGCACTAACAAGTTTAGTTCAATTAACTTTAAAGATGCTACTAACTCAGCTGGCAACAATCTAATTGAATTTAGAATTGGCGGCGGCGATGACTACCATACAAAGTTAGACAGCGTATTAAAAGCAGTTGTACGTTATTCTGCTATTATGCAAGCAGGACACGATCCTAATGCGTTCCGTAAGGATTATATTCTTGCACTATACAGATTAATTCGTAAAGAAACAGAAGTTGATCCAAAAGCTGTTAAGAGCATGAATATTTCTTATGGTGATGCTGCAAAGAGTCCTTTACTAGCAGCGATTCAAGCATCAACACATAAGTCTAATATTAGCTTTGTTACTGATAAGCTAGCAAGAGGTTTAGAACTAATCGCTAAAGCTAAAGAACTACAAGCACAAAATCCACAAGGCGACTTATTTACGGCTAGAGAATCTATTAACGAAGACGATTTAGAAGATCCTGCTAGACTATTTGCGTTAGGCAGATCGAGCATTTTAGTTGCACTAGCAGTTAGTGCGTTAGACATTGGTACTGGCAAAGCCGCTGCACCTAAAGCAGCCAGCATTGCTGCCATTAGAAAAGCTGTTAAGGAATTAGGGCTAACAACCGGAACAATGTGGCAGGCAATGTTAGCTGATAACAGCGTTCTTAACCACGCTCATCAGCTTGGTATAGACAAGTTTGAAATGCAAAACGCATTAAGCGCCGGCTTATCAGCTATGCTAAAAATGAATTTAGGCGTACAACCAGAACAACCAAAAGCAGTTGTTAAGTACAAAGATGGTGATTCGATTTATGTTAAAGACGAGGATTTAAATGCTGTGCAGCACGGCGGGCATGTAGACCCTAGTATGTTCTTAATTGTAACACCGGATATACAAGCCAGTAATGATGCGTTCAAAGAAAAATTTGGGTTCGAACGTTGGGGCGCAACAAAATTAGGATTAAGAGATATTGCAGATATTACTGCGAAAACAGGAATCAAATTTATGAAAGAAAGTATCTTTGAAAAATTTAATCAACTACCATTAGAAGAACAATTACGTATTCTAGAGAAAGTTGATTCTACTAAGTTAAATGAGGCTTGGTCAAAAAAGTACAAAGATAGTATTAACTGTTCAGACCCCAAAGGCTTCAGTCAGAAAGCACATTGCGCTGGTAAGAAGAAAACTAACGAGCGTAAAAAGAGCTTGCGTAACCCTAAGGATAATCCTTGCTGGGATGGTTACAAGCCAGTAGGAACTAAGAAAAAGGCCGGAAAAACTGTACCTAATTGTGTACCTGAATCAGTAGACGAAGGTGCAGTTCCTGATACACGTAAAGTAACAACATTAAACAGACTACTAGCAAAGCCGCTATTAGCAAATGAATTAGATGCACACATTGATGCGTTATCTGCATTACCTATGCCAACTATGATGAACGATTTCCGTAGGGCAAGAGTAATGGGCGGCGACGATGTTGATCTACGCCCAATTCTAATCCACTATATTAAGAATTCACTTCACCCCGATCTACAAAAGCAACTTAACTTAAATGAAAGCATTGTTGTAGAAGCTAAAGGCATTATGGGTCGCGTAGCAGGCGATAAGTTTGTTAATGGCGACAAGCAATTAGAATTCCAGGGTGTTACAGTTTATCCAGAAGATAAGCAACAGTTTGAGTCACCAGAAGTGCGTGATGCTGCTATTGCAGAATATGAAAAGCAAACTGGTGCTAAGATTGAATGGACTAACGCTCCAAATAAAGGTACGCTAGCATTTGCAGTTGCAACTCTAACTGACCCACTAAACAATGACAAGCCAACATATTGGGGTAGACACTTTAAAGCTAAGATGGTAGACATGATGGGTGCATGGGGTAATGCTCAAGTACCTCCAGGTTGGAAACTACAAAAAGCTGGTGCGCTAAAGCTAGATATTGGTATTGACCCACAGCACTTAATCAAGAGTGAAAACTTACACGATTCAATTGATGCTGTTATTGCAACAGTAGCAGCTAACAGTCAAGGACACCAAATGCAAGGTGAACTAATTGGTGGCCTAGAGCAGATTAAAGGCGGCCAAAACCCTGTGTTTGAAAATGACATCCAGCACTTACCAGCACTACGTGACTACTTTGGCGAGATCATGGGCCCATGTGCGCTAATGGCAGGCATGGTTAAAGGCCAAGCAGAAGATGCTAACCGTGACCTACTTAAAGGCGCAGGTTGGGACAAGTGCCAAGTGTTTTGGCCACAGAGCATGAACTATGCTCTAGTTGACAGTGTGTTCATTGGTCCTAACGGAGAAGAAGTAGGCGTAAGCAGTAAGGGTGGTAAGGGTGCAAGAGCAAGTGCTAAGAATATTGCTGATGCTATCAAAAAAGCACCACCAAAGATGATTAAGAAATACCAGATGACTGTAGAAATCATTAAGATTGTAGACGAGACATCTGCACTTGAGGCGCCATTTAGACTAGCAGAACTTGCTAAGTTACTTCCTGCTAACTTAGAAAAAGAAATTAAAAACTACATTAAGCTAGGTAAGACTGACTATGTAGGTCTAAGCAACGATGCTAAAGAACTGTTTAACTACGGCACACCACGCCAAGACGTTCCAGGTTTTAATACAGGCTATGCACTACTAGCACTACTAGCTAAGAAGGTAGCAGCAGCAGTGAACCAAGCACCTGCATTTAGCGAAGGCTGTATTGCTTTCCTAAACCAATCCAGCATTGTGCAGCTATATTGTAAGATGGGTAAGAACGGTAATGATGCTCGCGTAACAGGATGGGACGCTGTATATCCGCCAAACTTCCAAGGCCGTGTTGTGCTTGATGGTAGTAAGAATTATTATAGCTCGCGTATTGGCGGCAAATTTGCATTTGGATTTGTATAATGAGATTAGAGCAGTTAGACGAGAGCGCAAAGCCAGCATCAATCATGAGCATCGGCAACCGACCATGGTTAGTCCGTGAGAGGCTGTCGTATGAATTAGACGATCTTGAGCCAGTGCTTAGTGAAGATGCAATGAAGTATCACTATAATAAACTGCATAAAGGTTATGTAGACCGCTACAATGCTAGTGAGGGAGATCCAGATTTCAATGAAGCTGGCGCACTTTTACACAATGTATTATTCCCACAG